CTTCCGAAGAAGGTGCGATGATCAAGCGGGAATGGTGGCGCGTGTGGGACGCAGATTGGATTCCACCCCTGCAGCATGTCATCCAGTCCTACGACACGGCCTTCATGAAAAAGGAAACGGCAGACTTTAGTGCCATTACGACCTGGGGGGTGTTTAAACCTTCAGAAGACGAGCCGGTTAACCTGATCCTGTTAGACGCCATTAAAGGACGATATGAATTCCCGGAACTCAGACGATTGGCCCTCGATCAGTACAAATACTGGAATCCCGAGACGGTGATCATCGAAGCGAAGGCCTCGGGGCTGCCTTTGACCTACGAGCTTAGGCAAATGGATATCCCCGTTACTAACTTTACACCGAGCAAAGGAAATGATAAGCATGTAAGAGTAAATGTATGCGCACCGCTTTTTGAATCCGGTATGATTTGGGCGCCAGAACAGAAATTCGCGGAAGAAGTAATCGAGGAATGTGCAGCATTTCCATTTGGAGACCATGACGATCTGGTCGACTCCATGACGCAAGCCGTCATGCGCTTCAGGCAGGGTGGATTTTTGAAGCATCCGGAAGACTACGTTAATCCTAAACAACAGCCCAAGAAACATGAGTATTATTAATGGCATTATCATTATTCGCAAAACTTAGAAATAAATATTTCCAAGAGTTCATTAGACTGTGGGGTCGTGAACCTCAAACCCCTAAGGAATGGATGACCATTCAAGATAACGTGGTTCGAGAACTTAATAAAACGAAAGGCGTTCCTACCGAAGCTAAACCCCCATGGCACACAGGGTGGACACCCAAAGTTGTTCCAGGCGGTAAAGGAATTGAAAGTTTACTTAAATCAGGAGACGTGAAAAAAGGCGTTGCTCCCAAAACCACAAAGGAAACTTTAAAAGGAAAAAAAGATCGTCATCTTCTACTTAGAGATTCTGAGGAAGACATTGCAAGAATTAAAAGAGAAAATAAAGAAGCGATTGAACGTTTTAAAGAAAAAAACCCTAAATATAAAACCGTAGAAGATTTTAGAGACGAAGGCGACTGGGATCCAGGTGGCATGGCTAGTGGTGGGCGAATCGCTATGGCAGGAGGAGGCGCTTTAAAGAAATTCATAGAACAATTGTTTATTAAGGCTTCTAACGACATTCGACTGGGACGAGGAAAATGGAAAGGTCTCGATCAGAAACAGAGAATCGTTCAACACGATAATTTAACCAAGAAAGTAACGGAATTTCAAAAAAGTGGAAAAACGGTAGGTCTGGAGGAGTATTTTGGAGTGGATCCCCATACAGCATTTATAGGCGCTCGAGATAAAGTAAAACGTCAAGGAATAATAAAAAAACAAGAGGAGCTTATGGACGAAGCCTATGAGGAAATTAGAGGCGGTTCGGGATTTACAGGAGACTATAAATATGACGCCGATATTCTTGCAGATTCTTTAGCAACGGTACAGGGGAAAGTTTACGATGATCTAACAGACCTTGAACGATCAGGATTATATGATCAAGCTTTAAAACGTGTACAACAAGATATGGCGCTGAGAAGAGAAGCTAACAAACATATGAAAGATGTTGAACAAAAAATAGAATTACAGATGTTTGATCCTAAAGACAGAAAACCAAATGCGTCAGGCGGACGAGCTGACTTTATCTTTGGTGGATCTGCGGGATTAAGAGCTTTGATTAAACGAATGAGAGGAAGCAATAAAAGGATAATGCCTTCTGGAATACCGACCGATAAAAGAGATCTCGTTAAAACATTAATGCCTAGAGAGGTTGAACAATTTGAGAATCTAAAAATTTCGCAACTAGAAAATTTATTAGAAGCCCTTAAGCTGGATAAAGACCAAATGGCTCTGAGAGCTCAAAATAAAGCAATGAGTGATCCTGGTTTAGACTTTTTGATGGGAAAATTAGATGAAATGCCAGGATCAGGATTAACGCCCGAAGGTGATTTAGCTAAATATGCAGATATTGATCAAGATATTTTAATATTAGAACAAATGATTAAAAATAAAAGAATGAAGGGTCGTAAACCCCATGAATCCGGTGGTCTTGCTTATATGCTGGGTGAACCGACGTACATGAAATATGATGGAGGTGGCTCCGTGGGCCATGCTCCGTGGTTGAAGCCCACTGGACTACCCCAACCGCAGGGACAAGAGGAATCCCCAACCCCTCAACTGGGAGGAGCCCAGTCACCCGGTCGAGGTCAACCGAATCCCATGAAAGCCCCACGAGGGCTCCCGAGTGTCGCACCACGAACCATGGACCCTCAGTACATGCAGCAACAGATGATGCAACGAATGATGATGGGACAAGGACAACCGGGACAACAAAGAATGGGAATGGAAGAAGGGGGAAGCCTTCGAGATCGTCTCCAGAAAGATTATGAGTCTTTAACAAAAGGAGCGGATTGGATGAGAACGGCCCCACCGAAGTGGTGGTTATTTCCTGAATACGATCCCACAGGACATAGAGATGACGCCATGACCTTTTTTAAAGAACGATTTATGTATGGCGATTTAGACCCGATTCCAACTCCTTGGCAAGCTATTAAACAGAGTCCTGACTTGGTGAAATTTAAACAATGGTTAGAGGAAAGAAAAGGTAAAGCCGACGGCGGAAGAATTGGTCTTGCTACAGGAGAACAGGTTTATGGACCTCCTCTACCTGAAGAAAAGATTAAGTCCCCTACAGGGGAATATAAAACTAGAGAAGAAATAATAGCAGAAGCGGGTATCGGTTCTGGCCCAGGCGTACTCGACTTTGTAAGACCTAGAGTTGATATTACTCAAACAGGTGGACCACCAGAAGAGGCCCCATCAGCTCCTTATCATGTTGATGAAAGAGATATTACTTATGGTGGAAGTGGACTCTATCAAGGTGATAAAGCATATGTGGGCGGAGACTATCTAACTGGAAATGTAAAGGTTAAGGTACAAGATGAGGATGGTAATATTGTTTTTGATGATACAATGTCTAAAGACGAGTTTTATAATTTGTATGTGGGTCTTGGAAAAAAAGAAGGAAATAAAGTTGAAATAGGTAAAGATACACAAGGCACTTGGACTTTGAATATTGTAAAGGAATCCAATGAAGGCGATAAGTGGGATTTTGGAGTGAGAAAAGCAGAAGAGTCTGAACCCTACGTTACCATTAAAAAGAAATGGAAGAAAAAACCAAAAATACTTGGAAAATATAGCGCAAATCAAGGTGGACGCATCGGAATGATGTACGGAGGCGATCCGGGATTCCAGTTCGAGTACGGGGGTTCCTGGGCGGATTGGAGAGATCAACACCAGCACCAGATGCCGGTCACCGATTATATTAAAACAAAATTACCGAAAGAGCGTTTACCCTTTAGAAACTCGGCAGCAGGAGGCGGGATTATAAAAGTATTAAAGAACCTTTTAAAAAAGAAACCTAAAAAAGACGTTATCAAACCGTTTGAATTTCCTGACGCAGGCCCTCAGTCTGATTTTTTTCAAAAATTACTTGACGATATGCTTAAGTCAAAATCACGTTTAAAAGATTTTGATCCTCCTAAGGACAGAAAACCTCATGAAGCAGGCGGACGAATCGGTTTCGGCGGTGGTGGAATGGGCAGACGAGCTTTTTTGAAATTGATGGCGGGAATAGCTTCCCTACCTTTTATCGGAAAAGGGGTTTCCAAAGTCGCACCGAAGGTCATTCCTCAAGTCACCGAAACGATTGTAAGAGATTCAGCGGGTATTCCCACTTATGCTTGGGATCTGATTGAAGTGGTGAAGGCTAAAGGCGTTCAACAGATTATAGAAGGCGTCACCAAAAAGGTTCCCGCTAAAAAGTATAGTTATAAGGGCGTCGACGTAACCGTTCACCCGGATGGATTGACCGAAGTAAGAAAAACTCATACCGGACCAGGCTCATGGACCGATGAAGCGGGTGAAACGTTCAGTGATGACGCGATTCACAGAGAAGTCGGATTTGATATTAAAGAAGGAGAGATTATTGAAAAAGTAGGAGGCAAAGGAGATGATGCGGGTAAAGGCATTAAAACCGATGATGAATATTTTGAAGCAACGGTTCGTCCGGATGCGGAAGGAAAACTAAAAGATATAGAAGAATTTATGGAGGAAGTCGATCATTTGGATCTGAAGAAGATTGCTGATGAAAAAGAAACACTCATTATTAAAAAAGCTTCAGGCGGCCGTGTTCCGTTAGGAGGGGGCGGTATCCTTAAAGGACTTAAAAAAATAACTAAGAAACTGAAGAAAATTAAGAAACCCGAGGCCTACATTATGGATAAAGGATATAAGTTAGGAAAATATTACAAGAAGAATCCTGGAAAAGGATTGTCGCACAGTACGGCGGTTGGAACTGGTGTTTTAATCAGTAGACATTTGGACCGTCAGAAACGTGGGAAAAAAGCTTCAGGCGGTCTTGCGCACATGTTAGGAGAATAATGTCAGAATATAATAGACATCGATGGGCGATGGAATGGATGTACGGCGGAGGCCGTGATCCGAATGGCCGTAGTCTAGATGATGAAATTAGAATTGGAAAAGAAGAATGGATGGGTCGACAACGCATAGCTGAAGGCGGACAAGCTGGCCATAGTCCTTTAGCCGTTTCTCAATTTCCAAGTCGAAGAGTAAGAGGAGGTCATCCTTTACAGAAAGTCAGTTATGCCACAACGCGTAGTGGAAGGGCCGAAGGTGGACAACTCGTGCAACCTGGACCAGGGAGACCGGGGTATAGTGGAAAGTATGAAGATACTACCGTATATAAAAAAAGAAAAGAAGCCATAGAAAAGGGATTAGTTTATGATTTAAAAACCAAGGAATTTAGAAAAAACAAGAAAACAAAGCAGCTATCTAAAATTAATCAGAAGAAAATTTTAAAAGCATTTCCTGACGCTGATTTTAGTAAAGGCAAACTTGGATTCGATTATACTACTGAGACGAAAAAGTATAACAATGTTTCAGATTTTATAAGACGAGATTATAAGGCGTCATTAGTCAAAAAACTTCCCGTTCCTGTACGAAATGAGATTATGAAAAAGTTTTCTCATATTCCTGCAGAGGAATGGGACTTTGACAATTTTAAGTTTGGATTAAAAGATACTGGAAAAGGTTTAAAAAATGAAAAAATTAGAAAACAGATAGACGCATTTATTAATGATCCTAAACCTTTTAAATATGCGTTTAGACTAGAACATGCAGACGGTTGGATGTTACAGCAAATGGATCGTGCGTATATGTATGGGGATACGAGATACGAACCGATTTACGATAAAAAATGGGGTAAAAATAAAAAGATTGTTGGGTTTATAGATAATACTAAATATGGAAAAGGAAAGAAATATTTTGCCAATGAAAATTTAAGGAAGCAATATGGAAAAGGTACTGATTGGTTAATTAATAAACATACAGATTTTGCAAAGACTAAGAAATTTATCAGTATTGCTAATGAAGCAAAGGCAGCACCAAGTAAAGCTCTTTTAAGTATGTTTCCAGAAGGCTTTGATACTAGCCGATTGAAATTAAATGATTTAGTAAGGTACTTGATTAAAGAAAAAGGAGTGGGCACAACGAGACGTGCCATTGAACTGCATCATACGAAAGGGGTGACAGGTCGTGCAACAGGTGGATATCAGCTTTTAACTAGAGACTTGAATCTTATGGCGCATACAATTTCCGAAGAAATTAAAGCAGGTAATTTTAAAAACATTGAATCTTTAAAGAAAAATAACATCAGAGTAGTTGTTGATGGAAAAGCTTATGGAGCAGCTCCAGAAAGTGCTCGAGCGGGTATGAAACGAATTGTTAGTAATGTTGAAAAACAGGTCGGTACATGGGGACCAAAAGAATTTAACAAGTTTAGAAAATTTATTAAAGAGCATCCTAAGTTAGCCACACAGGCGGGAATGAGATTAAACTCAGGACTTCCTATCGATGAGATTATGAAAATGCCAGGAATGAAAAAAGCATTACCTTGGATCAAGGGCGAAGGTTATTTTGCTTTCGCTGACATGTTGAACAATTGGAGCAAAGGTCAATCCTTTTGGAAAGGAGCAGGGAAAGGAGTTGAGATGGCTACATTTGGTCTTGTTGATTTTGATACGGATGAAAAAGCCGTACTGATGCATGCTGTTAAAAGAGGGGTTCCTGATAATGAAATTAAAGCGATGATGGATTATCTTAAATATAAAAAAGAAGAAAAGAGATTAATAGGCTTAGATACTCAATTAGCTTACTTGGATCATTATGAAAACATTGGAGGAGAATTAAGTCCTTCTAAATTAGGTTATGCAGGTCAAGAGGGATATAAATATGGTGATAGGGAAAGAATTATTAAAGGAATCGCAGAGAGCGAACAAAATTTAGAAAAGCTTTATAACGAGTATTACACAGGGGATAATCGTAGTGCTACGATTGGTATGGTTACTTTAGAAAATATGATGGAAAGTTTAACCGCTGAAGAATGGAACAAGACGGCTGGCATTCCTGGTATTGATCGAGGATATAGAGAAATGATTGGAGCTAAAGGAGATGAAGGCTTAGTGTGGGGACCTATCTTTGGATCCAGCATGAGAGAATTCTTTGAATCTATTGGGGGAGAAGAAACAGATTCTTTAAAAAAATTTCAACCTCAAGAGTTAATGATGGAACACCCTGTGTATGGATATAAGGAACAAATTAAAAGAATGGAAGAAGGAGGAAAAGATTTCTATGGTGTAGAGCGAGCACCTGTTTCTCCTATGGAAGATATAAGAGAACATTTTGGATATGCATTAGGTGATGGGGGAAGAGCGTCTTATTTCAATGGAGGTATTGCGAGTTTAAAGAAAAAATGAAAAACCCAACCCTAGTCAAAAATATGAAGCATGTTAAATGGAGTCAGATTCCTCCTTTAAAAGGTCCTAATCCACAAGACTTGCGCAAAGAAGTTAAACAAGATACAAAGAAACCGGAGAAGTTAAATGGCAGACGATAGAATTGATAAATCTCTCCCGAATGTGTTTGATCCGAAGCGTCCTTCACCGGAAGTGCTTGAGGAAATCGATGTGGGGGAAATGGAAGAAAAAGGTCCAATTGAAGTGACGCCTGAAGAAGACGGCGGCGCAACGATTGATTTTGATCCTAATGAACGACCTCAGATTCCAGGAACCGAGGAGCATTTTGATAATTTAGCGGATCTTCTTCCCGATGATGTTTTAACGCCGATTGGTTTAAAATTAAACGGAGATTATAAAGATTATAAATATTCAAGACGAGAATGGGAACGATCCTATATTACCGGTCTTGATCTTCTAGGATTTAAGTACACGAATCGAACGCAACCTTTCCAAGGCGCTTCAGGGGCTACGCACCCCGTGT